AAAGGTGATGAGAAAGAAAGAAAAAAACAAAACTTGCTTTCAGAAGCAAGCGATAGAGGTGAATTTAAATCAAATATTTTTAATTTTATTGGTCAGTCTAAAGAACAAAAAAAATACTTAGAAAAAATTGGTTGGGATGATGAAACAGGAACAACCAAAGAAGAACGTGATAAATCCGGTCTTATTATAAAAACAAAAGAACCAGAAAAAACACCCAAAACAAAAAGTGAAATGATGGGTAGTTCTGGGATGAAAACTCAAACACCAGTAGAAAATACTAGCGGTAAATTAGGTAGTTCTCCAATGCGACCTGTACCTAAGGTAGAAAATACTAGCGGTAAATTGGGAAGTTCCCCGATGAGAACTCCTATACCTTCGTTAGGTGCATCTGATACATTGCTTAAAGAGATGAAAGTAAATAGGGATTTGGAATCAGGTACAGGAAAGTCCAAACCAAATGTTGTAGTTTCAAACAATAACAATACATCTAATCTGAATAAACCAGATGAAGTTAACTTCTACGGAGAAGCACAAATTCGTGATGACGATGATACAGTAAGACACATCGTAGGTACATTATACAGACCCGTATAAAAAACCCCGCTCAAGGCGGGGTTCAGTCTAAGTGAAGAAAGATTAATCTTCTTCAGCGAGCTTACTAAAGTAAGCCATATCATCATCTTCAGTAGCAGCTTCGAATGGAGCATCTTCGGCAGCAGGACGTGTAAAGGGTTTCTTAGCAATTTCTGCTTTGATAGTCTCAACAGTAGTCTTAGGTGCTGGAGTACCTTCAGAAGTCAATCCAAGAACTTTGTCCAGACGCTCTTTCAACTTGTCATATGACTTGAACTCTTTGTCACCAATCTGTTCTTTAAGAGAGAACTCTTTCTTCCAGATTGCTTCCAATTTGTCATCATCATTCAACAAAGGTGCTGGTGATTCAAACTCAGACTTATCGTAGTTCTGATAACCTTCAACCTTACGAATCTTCAATTTGAAGTTAGCACCAGACCACATATCAAATGGGTTGATTGCTTGTTCATCTTCAAACTGTGGGTTCATAGCTTCGGAGATTTTATCGAAAATCTTCTTACCAAAACGGAACAATTTAACTTGTCCTTCGTTTTCAGGATGCTTAGGGTCAGACACGATATAAACGTTAGCGATATAATTCAACTTACGTTTTTGTTTACGCACGATGTCTTTGTTTGCTTCGATTCCAGAATTCCACAAAGCAGAATTATGTTCACAAACAGGACATTGTTGCTCTTTGGTTGTCAAACAGTTATCAATCAACCATCCACCTGGACCTTGAAATCCATGGGAGAAAACTTTGACCCAAGGCAAAGCATCTTCACCATCAGCAGCAGAAGCCGGCAAGAAGCGAATCGTAGCCATGCCGTTACCAGCTTTGTCTACTTCACATTTCCAGAGATTATCTGTCTTGTCGGCACCTTCAGCAGAGGTGCCCATTTCTTTGATTTTTTGGGAGAGTTTGTCGAGATTGCCTGATTGGCGTTTGAGGTTTGCAAAAGAACTCATAGTATTACCTTTCTAGTATAAACGGAGTATTAAACGGATTATCCACAGTATTCATGATGAAACTGGAGTATAACACGGGCCGAAGCCCGTGTCAACATTTTTTTGGTATAAATTAATAACCAGACTTGATTTTGTTTTTCAATGAAGAAATATCTTGCTTGTTAGCTTTTCCTGACATTGTGGTTCTAGGAGATGCTCTGTTGGCTAACTTGTCTGATCCATAAGTATGACCTTTGCGTGGGAAGTGCATCTTATCTGCCCCAGATTCTAAATCTTTGGCAAATTTATCACCGTGAACTTTCTTAGCACGAGAAACGATTTTATCGGGGCTGTGCTTTCCTTCACCTTCTGGATCAGTTGCCTTACGCATTGCGCTAACGTAAGCTGCCTTAGGAAGTGCTTCCACTACCTGACGAATTTCTTCATAAACGGCAATAAGTTCATGAATGTTATCTTCATCATATTGATAAGATTCTGAAATTAGTTGGTCCCAATCTTCTTTGATTAGGCCGGCACGTTCTAGCCACATTTGGTGTTGGAAAGATGACATTTATTTTACCCTATAGGTTAGTTTAAAACCTTATTTATAAGGCTTGAAACCTTCAATTTTAATGGTTTTCAAACGTACTGTCGTAAGATTGCCAGAGTGCTTGGCCAATCTTTGTGCCAGATAGCAATGCCGCCTGCGTTACGCCAATCATCAATAACACTTTCGGTATCATCAATGATAATGGTGTTTGGTTTAGCCCACTTGTACTTGTGCTTCTTACCAGGTACAAAGTTGGGTGTAAATGTGATTCCATGTGTTTGTAACCAAATCATCTTTTGTTTGGAAATGTCATCATATCGTTCTTCGTTTGCTGTTGAAGAAAGAATCTGTGTTGGTACTTGTGCCTTGCGGAGAAACTCCAAAGCTGTATCGGTACCAGGCATCTTGTCAAGTGTTGCGAACTGATTGGTTTTAATGAACTCATCAAAGTATTTGTTGAATTCTTTTTTGTTTTCCGCTTCTGTCGGTTCCATGTGATACATTTCTTTGTATCGCTTTACGAAATCAGCAATCACACCATCCATATCCAAATAGATGCATTCGATTTTAGGCTTCTGCATATTCTTTTACTTTCTCTTTTAAAATCTGTTTAAATTTATCTTTTTGATAAGAGACAAACGGGGTATATTTTCTTAGCTTTAATTCCCAATTTGGCCATACGATATCGTCTTGAATACATTGTTTCCAGTGTTTCATAAAACCGGTCAAGTCATTCATTATAACAACCGTCTCAATCGCAATCGTCTTGCGCATTAGTTCTTGCAACAGTTTAGGATAAATTCCATTATCTACTCTGAACAATTCTTCACCTTTGATGCCATACTTGTCCAACAAATATATTATATCATTTTCGAACACGTATGTCAAGCTCTGGTTTCTTTTTTGCCAGTCTTTGTAGTTCTGCTCTCCGTCCGGTCCTGTAATGTCACCAATCCACTTAACATCTTCTGCCAGAAAGTTGGCAATAAAGAACTCTTTCAGTTCTTCTGAATTGTATTTACGGGATAAACGGTAGAAAGCAAACTTGCTTTTGTTAATCATAAATGACTGCTGAGATACATTGGTCTTGCCATTGTACTTTACATAGTCATAGCTGTCACTCGTGAAATGCAGTTTCAAGGCATTCCACAAACGAAACGCTTCAAATCCTGATCCATCGTTCATATTGGTAATTTACTGGTCTTTTTCAACATATTGCTTTCTTCTGCTTCTTCACGAATTCGTGACTTTAATGCGGAAGAAATTAGTGTGGAAGCAACTTCGATTTCCAGACCTGTTTTAGTACAATGTTCCAGAATGGCATTCATCCTGGTACACCTCAGTTTTAAAGCTAGTTCTTCAATACTTCTACTGAAATCACTTATCTCGGTTTTCGTTGGCATAATCCTGTAGTACCTTTATCAAATCATTTAATTCATCATGTTCTATAATTATACACTGTGATGCAGTTGGAGGCAAGCCCTGAATACGTGGAAGGTATTCTTTTTCCCTCACTACCGAAAGTGCTGGTCCGGCATCCCGAACTTTAAATTTTACCATGTCACAATGTCCTGTAAAATATATGGTTACCAATCTTCGCCACTACTTGTTTTTTATTCCATCCAGGATTTACATAGTTGGCATGGTAATATAAGGCGTTTGTTTGGGATATAATATCATGTAGATTATTTTCGGTCAATGCCTTTCTAGCGACCATAAGAGATTCTTCCCATCGATATTTATTTCTAATGTCTGTAACTTGATTGCAAGTCCATGAGAACTGACATAAGTTATTTTTTCTTTGATATACTACGTCACAAATGTTGGAGGGAAACTGTCCACTCTCTGACCGATTGATTGTGACTTGTGCTACGGCTAGTTTACCTTCATACGGTTCAATGCCCGCTTCGTAGTAGATGTTTTTGGCCAAGCATTCCAGTTCCTTATTGAATGTGCTTGATGCCGTCTTTTGTATGTAATTTGTTGTGACGTATTTCGATACTAATGTCACGTTGTAAGTTAACAATATAGCTATTAAAATGTGTGCAGCTAAATTGAAAATATTTCGATTGATTTTCATCATATCTCCTTTTTGATTACGATGTGCCGAAGCCCATCTTGGTCTCCAATTACGAATTTGATTTCTTCGATTTTATCTCTATTATTTGTGGAGGGTTTTGAGAAATGAAATCATTGTGATTTCATCTTGTTTTGAGGTGTGAAACCTATGTGTAATGGTGAGTTCCATTGTTTTATTTAGTCAATCCAGATACTTTACAACATCTTCTTCGAATCATTCTATTATATATGAAAACTCACCAATAGTCAACCATCAATGTGGTACTAATGACTCAATTGGTACTGGTTGTTTTTCTACTACA